ATGAATGACACCCGCTTCCGCCTGCGTCGCATCAAATCGAACCCGGTCGACCCGTCGCAGATCTACCGCGTCATGCTTGACGGCCGCACGGTCGGGACGATCATCGAGCACAAGCTGCCAAGCTATCATGTGACCTGGTCAGTCACCGCGATCGTCGGCCGTCCGCCCGGCGTGCAGAACGGCATGGCCGCGTCGATCGAGGCGGCAATGGATGCCTGGCGCGAGATGTGGGAGAAGGTCGAGGCTGGGCCGCACGGACCGCCGTAGACGCACGCCATCATGCCTTGTCGAGGATGTCCGCATCGGCCGCGGCTTTGATCAGCGCAGCGCGGGCGCGCTCGACCGTGCCATTGCCCTCGAGCACATCGAGGCAGGCTTTCAGAGCCGGCCGATAGCTTCGCGGACGACGGACCCTATCCGGCCATTGATCGAGCAGCCAGCGCGCCGCGCCCTCGACATCGGTCAGGCCGCGGCTCGCGGTCGCCGTCTCCCAGACTGATACGCGCGGGAATGGATGGCCCATGGTCGCCTCCTGTCGAGTCGGGGGACTCAAGGCGGGCCGAGCGAATCAGTTCCGATTCGAGGGGAGAGGCGTCTCCGGCAGGATCGTGAACGGGATCTCGATCACCTTCGAGAGCGGCCATAGCCGGTGCAGCGGATTGCAGTAGTCATAGATCATGACGCGATAGCGCGCTGGCCCCGGTGCGGCGGCCGGCGGGACCGTGATCGGCTGGACATAACTGTCCGCACCGACCGGCCCGGATAGAGCCCGCATCTGCGTCCCGAGGTCAAAGCGGATATTCTGCCCGTCGAAGATCGTCCGCTGTGTCTCGCGCGGGCAAAGCCGGTAGCGGCGGAACTCATAGGCGATGTGCAGTTGGCCGCCCGGCAAAACGTCCGGCGGTCGCGCCTCGGCGAGGAGGCTTTCCGTCGCCGGGTTGCGGTCGCCGGCCCACACGCCGAGCATGGCGGCAATGACGCCGAAGGCGAAGATCAGGACAATGCGGGTCGTGCGCATCACTGGCCCTTTCCCTTGCTGATCCAGGAGAGGAGCGTGATGATCTTCTCGGCGAACAGCATCGAGGCGAAGAAGATGCCGAGGCAGCCGATCACCAGCCATTTGACGAACTTCGCGACCGTGCCGACCGAGCGGGCGAGCTCGATCGCCGCCAGCAGCTGTGCCGTGCCCTCCGGTCCGAGCCGTGCGACGCGCCGGAGCGCCTCGACCTCCTCCGGCCGCAGCTCGTCCAGGAGGTCGCGCGTCCATTTCGGGATGTCGGTATGCTTCTCCGACGGCAGTACCTGATAGTCTTCGTCGGGCAGGATCATTTCGGCACCACCCCGGCCTTGCAGACCTCGACCGTTGCCGTCGCTGCCCGCTCGCCGATCATCGCGTATTGCTCGCGCTGGCGATCGTACCAGCGGCCGAAACAGTCGATGATCTTGTTCGCTTTGACCCGGCCGGCCCGCTCGGCGCCGGCGACGTCGCGCCATTTCGCCGTCGGTTGCGGATCGGCGACAAAGACTTCGCGGACATAGTCCGGCTTTGCCGGCAGGCTGCGCTGCTCGATCGCGAGATATCTATCGGATCGATCGCATCCAGCGAGCGCCAGCGTCGCCAACAGTGTCGTCGCAATCAGAACCAGAAGACGCGGGCGGGGCATGCAGGATCTCCTGATTGCGACGGTCCGTCTCGGCGATGACATCGGCATCGGCCGCGGCGTCGACGCGGGCGCCCTTGTCGATGCGAAGATCGGCCTTTGCGGCATTGAGACGGGACTGGACGGCGGCCGCTTTGTAGGCGGCGATCTCGCGATCGGCGAAGGCCCGCGTCACCTTGTAGGAAGCGAAGCCGCCGACCGCCGCGCCGACGACGATGGCGATCGCCAAGCCCTTGAGGCCCAAGACGGAGGGGAGGCTCATGGGTCGGCTCCCGGCCACGGCGGCAGGTCGACCGTTTGCCCAGCGAGCTCATGCGCGCAATCGCCGAGGAACTGGATGCGTCCGTTCGTCACGAAGGAATGGCAGGCTCCGGGATAGAGGATGCTTGGCGTGAGCGTCGGCGCTTTAGCGTTTCCATCCCATTCATGAGGGCCACCGTGCGTTTTCAGGCGGACGACATGCTCGGTACGGCAGCCTGGGCAGTAGAACGCCAACTTGCCGGCTCTATCGATGCTGCGAAGGATCGGCGAGAGCGCACCCATCACAGCCCGCTCACGCAAAGCTCGGCTTCGCCGATCCGGGTCGCGTCGCCCATCTCGCGGCGCTTGACGAGGCCGGAAACCGTCTTGCCGCCAGCCTTGTTGAAGGCCGTCGCCGCTTCGCAGCTCTCGCGCAGCTTGCCGAGCCGGGCGAGCCGGGCCGCGCTCGAGTTGCAGGCCGCGCCGGTCCCGACATTGTAGGCAAGCGAGATCATGCTCGCCTGCCAGCTGATCGGCCGCTTCTCGAAACCGAAGATGCAACCCTTGAGCGGCTCGAAATAATCGCGGCGGACACGGACGGCGAGGCGCCGATCGCATTCGGCGGGCGTCACCTTCATGCCAGGGCGGACATTCGCCGTGTCGCCGTCGCAGATCGTCAGCACGCCGACGATATCGCGATAGGCGACGAGGCTGCGGCCCTCCCATGGCTGGATCAGGACAACGCTTGCCAAAGCCACGGCGCCGGCCGCTCCGGCTCCGGCGATCGCTGTTCTCGCCCGCCGGCTGCTCTGGATCTTATTGACCGGCATCGTCACCTCCGAGCGTCTTGGGCTGCGCAACCACGCGCGCGGGGATGCCGAGGACCGGAAAGACGATGCTGCCGGCCTGAGCGATGAACATCAGGGCGGCATAGGGCCAGGGCGGGATGACATCGATGAGCGCCGGCAGAGCCTGCGTTGCGCCGGCGCAGATCGCTGCAAGCGCGAAAAATCGAACCGTCCACGCGTGCTTGAGCAACGCGCGCCAATCACTGACGAGCTGCATGGATAACTCCGAAGGTGGATGAGTTCAGACGGGAGGCCGTAATCCGCGGGGCGCTACCAGCCGCGCGGCGCCAGAAAGGATGAATAGATCCAGTTGCCGACCTGAGTCGTCGCGTTGTTCCAATGGACACTGTCGACCCGGAGAGAACGCGGGATGATGCCGGCGGCGATGTCGGCATTGTCGTTGGCCGAGCCGTCGCCGAGTGTCCGCAGGAAGGCGTAGAGGTCGGCCGAATTGTTCGGGTACTCGGCGAGCACCCAGGCGTTGTAGGCCATCACGGTGTCGTATTCGGGCGTGCCGATCGTCCAGCTCGCATCGACCGAAAGCGTCAGGATCAGGAACCGCTTCGAGAGTGTCTTGAGCTGCGCGATCAGCGCGCGGGTGTCCGCCTTGAGCTGCGCCAAGTCAGCCGCCGGCGACCCCATCTTGTTGATGGTGTTGACGGAGGCCATCGTAATCTGGGCGCTCTTGTCCCAATTGGTATGCGTAACGGCCGTGATCGTGTGATCGACGCCGGTCGTGTAATCCCAATCGAGGTAGAAATCGCCAAGGAAGGTGACTGTCACCGCCGAGGTGAAGGTGATCGCGGCGCCGCCGCTCACTTCGGCCACGGCAAAGGTGTTCGTGGTCACGTCGCGGACGTAATAGGGCTTGTACTTGTACATGCCGGTCGGAACGACGGCGTCGCGGACGAAGATGGTATCGCCATTGGCGAAAGGATGGCCGTTGGCGGTGATCGTCGCGCCCGACACCGCGCCGGAGGCCGACAGCCGGCTGAAGCTCTTGCCGATGCGCCCGTTGGCGTTGAAGAACTCGACGGCGGTCGGCTCGGCGATCCGCGCCCCGTAGGCCTCCCAGTAGGCGCGATACGTCGTGTTGAAGGTGCGTGCCGGTACAGCGCGCCGGGCACGCAAACGGATCGTCCCGGTCGACCAGGTGATGCCGGTCACATAGGGCTGGTAGCCCTGCGCTCGATTGACGATTTCATAGCTTGCCTCGCCGCCGATACCGAGGTTGCGGACGGTGCGCGTCTGCCCGGCTGCAGCATAAGCCGCAGCGATGACCGCCGCCCAATCGAGATCGGTGAGGCTGTCGCCGGGGCAGTTGATGATGCTGTCGGGGATCATCGGCAGGATATTGCCGAGGATGTCCGAATACTGGTCGAAAGTGCTGACTCGGGTCAGGTTGGAGCTGCCGGCGTTGACGGCGAGCGCCTGCACCTTGGCACGCTGATCGATATCGTCGTTGAGGTTGCGCTCGAAGGTCGTGAGCTCAGGCCGATTGAACCCCATGAAGAAGCCGGTGAGATCGCAGAGGCCGCCGGCATAGGCACCATGCGCCGTTTGCACGCGGGCCGAGACCAGCAGCGACCGGGCCGAGGCGTTTGTGATCGGCGCGGTGATGATGACCGGAAACCAGGTGTCGGCGACCAGATTGTCGGTCGAGACCTTGGTGATGGTCGCCGAACCCAGCGAGACCCCGGAAGCGTCATACATCGTGACGAGGCCGGTGATCTGGTTGAAGCCCTGCGCCACCTGCGCCGCGTCGGCGCGCACGAAGAAGATCAGTTTGAGGACAGCATCCGTCCGCCCTTGAAGTTCCCTGGGGACAGCGATCGTCTGCCGCGGCTGAAGGTCCGACCAGGCGGCGCCGGTCGAGGTCAGGTAGACGCGAAGCGCCTGCTCGACTCCCGACCACGGCGTCTGCGTCGCGACGATCTCGGTGTTCGGTTTCGTCGCGCCGGTTCCGCCCGAACTGAGAGCCCATCCAGCAGGCGCCGCTGTCAGGCCGATGGCATCGCCCATGAACAGGGCATTCTTGGCCTTGTTCGAGCCGAAGAAGGCGGCCGAGTTGCTGGCGATATTCGGCAGCGCCTTCTTGGCCGCCAGCTCGGCGTCATAGTCGGCGTTCTTGTCATAGACCGTCTGTTCAGGCCGGTTGAAGCCGAGGAAGACGCCAGTGACATCAATCGTGCCCGTGAAATTCCCGGCCGTCGAAAGCGCAGACAGGCGCATGAAGACTTGCAGTTTCGTCGTCGTTCCGACCGTGATCGGGATGTCATAGATGATCGGGAACCACGTCGCGTTCGGACCATCCGAGGAGCGCTTGACCGGCGTCGGCGTGCCCTGTGACGCAAGCGCGTCATTGAGCATCGCGGTTACGATCGAGAGCGCGACCTTGGAGAGGTCGTCGACCTTCACATAGAAGATCAGGCGCGCGACGGCCGTTGTGTCGCCGACGAGATCGGGCGGGAGATCGACCGTCTGCCGAAGCTGCACTTCGGTCTTGGTCGTGCCGTCATAGGAGATGGAAGCCCGAAACGCCTGCTTCGTCTTGAAGGGCGTCACCGTCGAGACAATCGACCAGGGCGCCAAGGAAAAGCCGCTTCCGATTCCAACGGTGTATTCGGAAGGCGGCCCGGTATAGCTGGCGCCGACCGGATCGGCGGTGAACAGGGGATTGCGGATGCGGTTGCCGCCGAGCAGATGCGGCTTGCCAATGGCAGGCGAAACCTGTCCCGCATCAATCACCAGTTGCTCGCCGGCGCTGAAATCCGGTGTGTCGACGTCAGACCGATTGAAGTCGGCGAACATGCCGACGACATAGCTGTCGGCCGAGAAGTTGCCGCCGGAGGTGAGCGCCATCAGGCGCAGCGCGATGAAGAGCGAACGCACTGCGGCATTGCTGATCGGCACGTCGAAGATCACCGTCGCCCAGCCGCCGACGACATCGGTCGAGATCTTGGTCGGCGTCAGCGTATAAGTCGTGCCAGTGCCGTCAGCATTGGCATAGCCAGACGAGAGGGCCGTGACGGAGACGTTGGCCGAGCCGAGATAAAGCTGGCACACATAGCGGACAGTCGCCGTAGTGTCGCCGGCGAGGGCATCCGGCACGGTGAAGATCGGCGAGCGCAGCTGAAAGTCGGTCTTGTTGGTGCCGTTGTAGAACGACGAAACCTTGAGCGCATTGGCGGTCTTGAGCGGCTTGTTGGCAAAAGCCGCGATTGCCGACGCGGCGAGCACGCCGCCACCGGAGGACGAGAAGGCCGACGTGTAGCCGTAGGGCAGTACCTGCCCGATCAAGTCGCGCGTGAAATAGGCGTTGGGAATGCGGTTCTGGCGAAGGCCGCGTACGGCCGCGTCGACGAGGACACCGACGCCGCGCGCATCGGCAGCCTTGTTCGCCGTGCGGGCGAGGATCTCGGCATCGGTCGCCGCGGTTACGGTGATGGTGCGGTTGGCGTCGAGCGCCCCGCCACCCGACGCCATGCCGGACGCCGACACGGTCGTCGTCTTGTCGACCTTGCCGCCCATCGACCCGGTGACCGGGTTGCCATCCGCGCGCATATAGCTGACGCACCGCCAAGCTCCCGACCCATGCGAGCGGAATACCGCAACGTCACCGACCGCCGTCGTGATATTGGCGCCAGTCGGGAGCACCAGTGTGCCGCTGTGCGTCAGCGTCAGCACGCCCGTAAAATAGACCGTCCGCTCGATCCCGGCCGGCGCCGTTCCGAGCGAGGCGATCGTCGTCGTGCCGGTGATAGCCGCGAAGTCGCCTGTCGCCGCGCCGAGATCGATGGACGCGGCCGACGCGATATTGGCGCCGCCACGCATCACCCGGGCGCCAGGGGCAAGGTCCGCCTCGAGCGCGGTTGCGCGGTCGGCAACCGCAATGATATCCGCCGGCGACGCTCCGTTCGTGATGTTGGCGCGCGGGACACGCACTGTCGAGGTGACGCCGTCTACCGTCTTGTTGCCCATCAGATCGTCGACAGACGAAACGAGCGGCAGCAGGTTCGCGAAATTGTCGGGCATGCGGAGACGACCTCTCTCGATCGACGAGGCGAAGATGAAGGGGCAAGCGTGAAGGGTTAGGCTGAGCCGAAATGGCCGCCGAAATTGGCCGTACAGGTGCCGGTCACGGCGGATGCCGCCTTGATGTTGAGTGCCGTCGCCGCCGAACCGACAAGAGCGAGCCCCGCCGGCATCGGGTAATAGCCAGCGCCGGCCGGCAGCGGCAGGCTGAAGAGTACAGTCGTGCCGTCGCGGATATCGACCGTGTTGGCAGTCCATGTCGCATCGCAGATCAGGACGCCCCAGGTCGTCCAATTCTTGACCCCGGCAGCACCGGCGGCCTTAAGCGCCTGATCGGCATTCGTGAGCACGACGGGGCCGCTCTGCCAGCGCGCGGCTGAGAGGCCGGCGATCGCCGCAATGATCGCGTCCTGCTTCTCTTCCGAGCTCGGATTGACCGGGGTCAGACCATCCGCCGTAAAGGCCACCCGGCCGAGCAGGATGTTGCCGCTGCCGTCGTCGACCGCAGAGTGATCGAAGGCTGCCCCCGTCCCGTCAAGGATGGGGATTGTGGTCAAAGTCATGATGATGATCCCTAGATCCAGGCGGAATTTGCCGGGTTGGACAGATCGAGCTTGCCGACGCGCGACTCCGCGCTGGTGTCGAGCGTCACGTCGACGACGGCAGGGACGAGCGACAGGCGGCCATAGATGTCGGCAGCCGCGATGCCGATCGTGTGCGGCCCGGCCGTGAGGGGCTCGACCGTGTCGAAGGGCGGGTAGCCGACAAGCAAACGCATTGGGCGAAGGTCAGCCCATGACCAGCCGGAGCCCGGCCGGGACCGCATGACGAACTGCGATATGCGGTTGAGCTGCGCCGCGGTCGATGCCGGGTCGGCATCCCATGTAAAGCGCCTGACACCGCCGACGAGGCCGGTATAGCGAAGGTTGACGGCATTGGCCGGCAGATCGTCGCGCACCTGAACGATCACGCCGCTCTGGTCGACAGGGTCGCTTTCGACGCCATAGGCGTTGACGGCGACGGCAGTGATCGCGACTTCCGTCCCCGCAGCGATGTCGTTGAACTGTGCCCGCGCCGAGGCCGCGGGAACGGTCACCTCGATCGGCGCGCCGCCGGCCGGCGTTGCCGTGACGACATAGTGGTGCACCGGCACGAATCCCGGCCCCGGACGCAGGCGGACCAGCAAGGGCGTCGGCGCCGAGCCGCTGTCGATCGCGACCGATGCCGAGCCCGATTGAACTGCGACAATGACAGGGGCGCCGGGCGCACGCGCGGCCCAGGGAGGGCTAGGCATCGGCGAGGCTCTCGATCTCCGGCGCATGCCGGACCAGGGTCAACCGCGCACCGAGGTCGCGCTGCGCCTCGATATTGGCAATGACACAGTCAATGGAATCGGCGTCGAGTTCGCCAAAGAAGGCCAAATCGCCGGGCTGTGGCTCTGCCCCACCGCTATCGAGGGTGACGGTGTTGGTTTCGCCATCCTCGGTTATGATGACCCATAGAGACGTTTGGCCGTCGTCCTGTCGGAAACGGATGCAATAATCCTTGCCTGCTTCCATGGTGACAAGCTCGTCGAGAGTGACGATGCGCTTTTCGCCATCTGCCGTGTAGGCCGTTTCGATTGACTTGACGCGCGACGGCTCGCCGCTCCCTATTGGCATGATGATCGGCCATGCCATGCGCACCAGCGAACCGCGCGGCGCGACGAGGTGCTCGAAATCCTGCGACGCATACCAGGTCTCATAGCGGCTCTGCTGGATGCGGAAGCGCCGCCCTGCCTCACGATCGACAACCACGGGCAATGTCGCCCCGGGCAGCTCGATCTCCTCATAGAGCTGCGGGTCGCCGACAAGTCCCGGCCGCAAGACGATGCGTTCGTCGGCCGTCCAGAACTTGGTGCGGTTCAGGAACTTGACGCGGTAGGCATCGGGCAGCTTCTGATAGTTGACCTCCCCGGAAAAGCTATGGGCGTTGCGCGGCGTGATGTGGGCGCGCAGCACCGTCTGGATCCGGTCGATCACGACTGACCATTTTCCACCGCCAAGCACGGGCTGCGAGGGCGTCGCGCGCCCCGCTGCCGACACCTGTTGCAGCACGTCGCGCACCGATGCGTCGAAGTCGTGCACCCGTTGATAGGTGAGGCTCTTGGACTCGCACCATGCGTGCCATTCGGCGAGCGCGTCGAGATTAACCTCCGCATCCGACCGGGCCAGCGCCGTCGCATGCCCCTGCAACACATGGCGGTAGACCGACGCCGGGTTGCTCGTCGGGCGCGACACCCAGGCCGAGCCATTCCAGTCCGGGATATGGCTCGCGACGACGACACTGAAGGTGTCGATCGTGCCAGAAAGTTGCTTGCTCGCCTTGATCTGGACCGCAACCAGGCAGAGCGGACGCGGATAATTGACCGGATGCTGGTAGCGCATGCCCCGCACGACCGTCCACTGCATGGTGTCGGTCGTATTGCTGTCGTCGCTCTCGACGTTCCCGCGCTTGATCTGGACGTCGAATGTGCCCGGACCGCCGTCGACCTCCCAGCGGAGCGTGCGCCAGAAGGATTCCTTCTTGGCCGCGTTGACAAAGATCACGTCCACATAGACCCAGGGCCCATCCGGGGCGAAGTCGACACCCTTGCGCCGATATTGCACCTCGCAGGAAGCCGCCATTTCCCGCAGCTCGCCATCGGCATCCGTCCAGAACAGGCCGCCCGGGAAATAGATGTCGACGGAAATCGCATCGACATTGCTGGCCGTGGTGCGGATCGAGAAGCCATCATCGAAGGCAAGCTCGACGCCCACCGCATCCTCGAAGGTCACCTCTTCATAGAGGGTGATCGGGGTGTCGGTATCGAGCCCGTAGCGGATCTCCGTCGTGATGTCGTGATAGGCGTCGATCCCCGTCTCGCCGATGCGGAATTGCTCGAGGCTATGCTGCCCCTCTCCAATGACGAAGAGCGCGACGAGATACTGCTCATCGCCGATCACCCGCGTGAAGGGTAAAGCCCAATAAGGCGGATAGACGCGATGCTGCCCGTAGACTTGTGGCACCGGCCCCCATGGATTGGCCTGGTTGCGCGTGCCGGCGATCGTGTATTTGTCCTCCGTCTTCTTGTCATCGCGCTGGAAGAGGCTCGACAGCAGATAGTTGGCGCCGACGCCGATCGCTGTGCTGGCAAGGGCGGTTGCGAGCGGCCCGATCACCGGCAGCGCCCATGCGGCGAAAAGGGCAGTCGCCGCCATGATCGCGATCGACAACACGCTCCTGAGCGCGCCGCCGCCGGCAGGGCGCATGCGGAGCGTCACCGTCGTGCCAGCCTTCGGCCGCACCAGATGCCAGTGACGGCGCTCGACAACGGCAACGCTTTTCGGCCCGTGCAACGAAACGACGAGGAAGTCGAGGTCAGGCGCCACGGCCCCCGCCATCTCCTCGGCGACGATCTCGGCCAGCGTCGCACCTTCCGGCCGCGACAGGCTGCGCTCGATCGATGGATCAAACCTGAGCCGGCTGATAACGGCGACGCCACGCGAATCCGGCTTCACTGTCCGATCAGCGACCAGCTTAATAGGGTTGAGTATCTCGGGATGCGTAAATGTCAGCAGGGCCTTAGACATGCTCGTCATCTCCCACGGCTGCATGCCTGTAGAAGCCCGAGACGCGGTTTTTCCAATGCGCCATGTCGATCTCGACCAACTCGGCGCTCTTGCCCCGCTGCACATGCAGCATCAGCCGGCGCCCAACCATGACGCCGACATGATCGTCGACGACGCCATTCCGGATCACGACGACATCGCCATCCTGCGGATGCTCGACCTTTCGCCACGGCCAGACATCACGATGCGCGGCGATGGCGGAGGCATCCAGAGCGAGACCCTGGGCAGGGCCATAGTCGGCAAGCGTGATGCCGAACCGCTCGGCAAACGCGAGACGGACCAGCCCCCAGCAATGCGTGCTCTTCGTCCCATGGTCGCCGCGTGACCAGGGAATGCCGATGAAACCATCCGACCAGCTCATCGATGCAATCCCGGCGCAACGATCGGGTTCATGCGCCCGCGCGGAAAGTTCACGAGCGCAAAGTCATCCTGCCCCATCACGATCGAGACCTGCCCTTCGTCATAAGGCGCCGCCTGCGTCTTGAGGTTTCCGATCGAGACCTGCACCGTGTCGAGATCGCCGTCATAGACGAGCTCCATCGTCACCGTCGCCGGCTCGGACGAGGAGCGGATCACCGGAAAGATCGAGCGATCAATGGTCGCGATCGATATCCGCAGTTCTGGCGGCGCCTGGTCATTCTCATCCGGAAGAATCGCGGACAGCGGCACCCAGAGATAGGTCTCCCCACGGGACACGGTGCCATAGACCAGCGGCGAGTCGGACACGCGTCCGGTCCTGTCGGAGGAGATCCTGATCGGCGCTGGCAAAGCGTCGTGCTCGAAGGTGAGCAAGGTGATCGGAACAGCACCAGCTTGCTCGGCATTCATCTGCTGCCGAAGATCGAGGCTGATTTCCGTCACGGCATGATGTCCAGGGAGAGGCTGACCGGCCACAGATCGTCAGCAGTCGTCGTGTCCTGCGGCGGCTCTGCATCAGGCGAGAACATGACGAGCACCCAGGCAGAAATCAGCAGGGGCGAGCCGTCGGCGGCAAGCAGCACGCCACCGTCGTCGCTGCGCATCGGAAAGCCGTGGCGGCCCGGCTCGGGAAACCAGAACGGCAGTGCCCCACCCTTGGTGTCGACGTCCCAGAATGTGCCGAACCGCTCAAGCTGTACGCGCGTCATCCAGATCTGCGGCGTGATGGTGCGCACCGTGGCGGTGGACTTCCGGCGCACCTTCCCCGGGCCGAGATCGGTCGGCGAACGCAGACGCCCATCGGCGCGCTGACGACGGAAGCCGTCGCGCTGAATGAACATCGGCAGGCTGCTCGGCCAGCTTGGATAAGCCATGACTTAGCCGAGCTTCCGCGTGCGCGGGGCGACGCCCATGCCGGCAAGTTCGCGCGAGGTGGCACCGCCGCGGCGGCGAATGCTGGTCGCGGTCATCTCATCGACCGTCGCCACCAGTTCGCGCTGGCCGGTCTTTTCATTGACCCGCTCTTCTGCCGTCACCTTGGCGCCGGAATGGTTGTTGTTGATGACGACGTTCATCCCGCCGCCACCCTTGCCAGTACTTGCCACGCCGAGCCGGCCGCTGGCATCCCGGCGCAGCGGCATGATCGCCTCCGGGCCAGCCTCGCCCATCTCGCCGACGCCGCCATTGGCCATCGGGAACAGCGTGCTCTTGTGGAAGATATCGCCGCGCGCAAAGCGCATCGGCGCACCATGGAGGAAGGCATCACCTTTGGCATAGACGCCGCCGGCCGCAGGTGCGCCGAGGGCGGCATAGTTGAGGCCTCCCAGCGAGATCCCGCTGCCTCCGCCCGCCAGCTGGCCGATCTTCGACGCCGCCCCGGAGACGCTGTTCGTCAGATCCCCGAGACCACCACCGAGCCCGGATGCTGACTTCGCGGCTACGTCCGATGCTGCCGCAACGGATCGGAAAGACTTGCCGACGCTCTCGGCTTCCGGGAAGTAATTGCGCTGCGCCGAATTGAGGCCGCCCTCCCATGACCCGCCGCCCATGCCGACCTTGTTTCCCCCAAGATCGAAGTGCATCGCGTCGGCGGCGCCGTATTTGCCTTTCGGTCCCGAGAAGTAGCCGCCCCAGCGAAACTGGTCCGTCAGCTCCGGGTATTTCTCGAGCTGCACTTGCCGCGCCGTCTGGGCGAACTGCTCATAAGTCCGGAAGCCCGCGCCACTCTGATAATTCGGGATCGCCTTGCCGAGCTTGTCAAAAATCTGAACATCGGTCGCAAGGCCCTGACCGTGGAAGCGCGGATCGCCAGCGCGGAAACCGCTGATGGCGTCGACCTTCATCGGGAACTGCGACGCCGCCGTCTGCAGGATATCCTTCAGCTTGTCATTGACCTGCTGGAAGCTTCCGCGGGCATAATTCAGCGCGCCGCCCGCAACGGCGTCAGAGCCGATCCCCTTGGGAAGGATGTTGTCGTTTGCCCCCAGCGCCGCGCCGATACCGCCATTGATGACGACGGAGGCGGCCGTCACATTCATCGATGCAACAGCAGAAGTCGCGAGCGACGACGCGGCGTCGGTGATCGGATTGGACTTCCCGCCGAAGACTTGGCCGAGCACCCCCCGCGCATCGTCGAGCGTCGGCAGATTATCGCCGAACAAGGCATTCTTCAGCGGATTGGCGACCCCAAGCTTCAGGATTTCCTTGCCGATGTCCTTTGCGACATCGAGGAACGATTCAAGCGAGAGCGTCCCGTCGGCGATCTTGTCGACGAAGCTGTCGATCGCGCTGCCGCCCGTATCCTTGATCTCGTCCCAGGCCGCGACGGTTCGTTCGGCGACTGAATTATAATGGGCCTGGGCAACAGCCGCTTCTCGAATGCTGGCGGCCTGGCTGGTGCCGGCGATGCCAGCATCGCGCGCCTGCTGATCGGCCTGAAGGCCGGCCATCGCCGCCGCTGCCTCTTCTGCCGGCTTTCCGATCAGTGCCAGGCGGAGCTGCAGCGTTTCCATGGCGTCGCGCGCTGACTTGCCGGCATCAGCCATCGCCTTGAGCGCCGCATTGTTGCGGATCTGGATGGCGCCAAAATCCTCCATGTGCTGGAGATAGCTATCGCCATAGATCGCCCGCATCTGCGTTGCGATGTTCTGATCGACAGGATTGCGGCCGATCTGCTCCTTTTCGAAGTTCAGATCACGGGTCAGAGCCGCTCGCTTCTGCGCCTCAACCAAGACTCCGTAGGCGTCAGCGAGTTGCTCGATCTGCTTGCGCTGATCTTCCGTTACAACGCCGCCGTCGCGCTGCAACTCGGTCAGAATCTTTTGCTGCAGGCGATAGCTTTCAGCCGCTCCGGAGGCCTTGCCGAGGGCCGTCGTCTCGAGCAGCAGATCTCGGATCCGATCCTGCGCACCGCGGAATTGGGCGGTGTAAGGGGCGTCGGTGTCATAGTCGGTCAGATTGGGCTTCTTGCCCGGCAACGGCATATTGGCGCCGGCAATGCGATCCTGAGCCGCCGCGTTGGCTGCGCGCACCCGCTCGAAGTCACCTGCTGTCCTTGCCGTCAGCAGCCCGCGCGCATATGCGTTTCGCGCCTGTTCTTCGTCGGTCGGCGCGATCTTGGCGACATCGGCCATGTCGTTCAGCGCTTTCGTGAGCGCCTTGACGTTCAGCGCCGCCGTGGCGGCGTCGCGAGCGAACTTGTCCATCGTGCCGCTGGCCTGGTCGAGATTGCCAGTAACCTTCAGAAGCTCCTTGGAATTCTCCATGAAGCGCGCGCCGAGTTCCTGCAACGACTTGTTGGCTGGCTCAGCGTTCATCTTCACCGCGATGGCTTCGCGTAAGGCGGAGAAGTCGCCAATCCCATCCTTGATCGAGCGACGAAAATCTTCGATCTCAGCCTTGAAAGCGGCGAATTCCCCCGAAACGACGCGGGGGCCTTGTCCCGATCTGGATTGGGACTGCTGGGAGGTGACCGAATTGACAAAATCCGTCGTGGCAGCCTGCGCCTGCTTTTGCAGCGCGGTGATGTCGCCCCTTAGGGCGGCGCCCACCACCGCCTTGCTGTCGCGGGCATATTCGTTGGCGGCGATCGTCGCCTCGCCATACTGTTCCTTGATCTTGGCGATAAGGTCGGTGTGGGTTTTGATCGCCTCATCGACGGTCGGCAATGTGCTGCGGCTGAGCGCGCTATAGGCGAGAAAGCCGGCGCCGAGCGCAACAACCGCGGCGCCCGCGATATTGGCGGGCGTCGCGACAGCGGCAATGGACGCTGCTACCTTGGCGAAGGTGCCGGAAATGCCGCCTTCGCCCATCTGCAGAACTTGCAGAAGCTGGCCGCCCTGCTGCGCCAGGATCGTGAATGGCGACTGCCCCATCGCGAGACCGGACGCGATGTCGTTCAACTGAAACGACAGGTTGGAAAGCTGCGCTGCCGTCCGGCCGGAACTCTTGCCGGCCGCCTGCACGGCATTGTCGTTCAGCACCCATTTGGCGCGCAGCAGGTCGGTCGAACGCGCCGCCTCCTGCGTGCTGATGAGCCCCTGTTCCAGTGCATTCGTGATCTTGCGCTGGCCGCGCTCGAACTCGAACTGCGACTTGGCAGCCGCATCGATCGTGAGGACGAGGCGCTGATAGGCGCCGGCGGCCGACGTGATCTTCTTTGCCCCGGTATCAGTCGACGCGCCCATTTGCACGCCGCTCGTCCCGACCTGCTGCTGCGCGCCAGCCAGGCCCTCGAGCGCCGCCGTCGCCTTTTCGACACCGGAGGTCGTCGCCTCGACGCGAACGCGGCGGATGGTTTCAAGTTCGGTGGCCATCAGGGGGCGACGTCCTTTTCGGTGGCGATCCGCAGCACAGCGGCGTCCATTGCCATCATCAGACGGGAAAAGCGCTCGAAGCGATCAGGGTCGGCGATGCCGAAGCGATTGGCGTAGCGATCGATCGACGACCATGGGATCGGGGCAATACCGAAGCCCCGGGGGCGGTCGAGCGCCAGACGGCGAAAGGCCGTCCACTCGAACAAGAGATGACGGGCAAGGGCAGGGCGCGATTGCATGAACGGCAAGTCGGCTGCGCCCTCCGGACCGGCAGCAGCCGCGATGCGCTCGGCCTGGTCACCCCAATCAAGGTACCAAGCGAGCGCCTCTGTCAGTTTTTTGCGTCGGCCTCGATGCTGTCGTCGAAGATCCGCGCGACGCGCTGCGCAGCCCACGAGACGCCGTTGGCGAGATCCCGGTACGCAGGATCGGAAAGCAACTCGAACGCCTTCTCCTTGGAGAACGGAACCGGCTTTGCGTCGGCGGTCAACCCGCTCCAGTCGAGCAACACCGTCTCGACGAGCAGCGTCGTCGCGATCCGGTTTGATTCCTTCTCATCACCGCGCGCCGCCAGGGGCAGGGCCGCCACAAGCTCCGAACTGACGCGCTCGTAGTCGGCATTGCCGAAGCCCCGAACCTTCAGTGCCATATCGCCAAGTCCAGGGATCTTGTTCACCCAGGCGCCCTGCTCGATGTTTACAAGGTTTACCCGGAGATTAGAGAGTTCCATCGCGTCATACCTCAAATGGCTATCGACTTCCGGTTGCGGCCTTGCAAGGATGCTGGCCTTCCGAAAAGCCGTGGGGGCTCAATGTTCAAGCTGGTTTCAGTAGTAGCGGCGGGCCTTGCGCTCGCCGGATGCGGCACGATTACGCGTGGCGCCAATGAAGATGTCTCGATCCAGGTGACACCGGCCACCGCCAAGATCACCACAACCCTTGGGAACGTCTGCACCGGGTCATGTCTGGTGAAGGCGCCGCGTAACAAATCCTTTGTCGTTACCGCCGAAGCGCCCGGCTATGCCAGCCAGGTTGTTCCTGTAGGCGTTCACGCCACTGGGGCAGGGACCGCCGGCATGGCCGGCAATCTCGTCGTCGGCGGGTTGATCGGGATCGGCGTCGATGCTGCGACGGGCGCGATCAACGACCACTTCCCCAATCCGGTTATCATCAAGCTGGAGCCGGTTGCCGCGCCCGCCAAGCCGGCAAGGCCGAGCCGACGGGCGCCGGCAAAGGCTGCGGCACCCGTCTCTTAGGGCAGGTACCAGAAGCGGCCGACCGAAGCCGTGTAGCCGAGCACCGGATCGCGCAGCGCCTGAAACGAGGCGTTGATCATGACGTCGGCGTTCTTTCCGGAGACGGAGGGCGCGCCGCCGGCATATTTGACTTTGGGAAGGTCGAACAGCAGCGCCTCCCCATTGGCATCGGTGCCGCCGAGGCGGACATCGAACGATGTTTCCTCGTTGCTGAGCACCTTGGCGTATTCGGTCCGATCGCCGAAATAGCTCTCGATCGCGCCGGTACAGGTGAATTCGCCGTTGCCGGTACCAACTGCGCCAACATCGCCAATCGCGTTCTGGCGGCGGATATTGTTGCGGAACTCGATCCGCGCCGACATCACATAATTGGGGCCGGCGACGGCCGCGCCGCCGAGGCCTATGCGCCCAACATTGGACGAGGTGTTCATCACGTCATTGGTCGGCGCCGCGATATCCGTGGCGCCTGCCGTCCGCGCCGACCCGACCGTCGCATCTTTGCCGACATAGGTCCGCGTTACCTTGGCGATCTGCTGCGCGGGCAGATCGAGCACGAAGGAGTCCAGCGTCATACCGCGCAGATATTCGTAGCTCACGGGCGAATGGTCGAGAAACTGCCGCTCAATCGTGTTCGAGCGCTTCGTCGATCCGTTGACCAGGAAGTCGCCGGTATAGACCTCGATCGTCTTGCCCGTGCCCGCGTCCGCGCCGAAGCCCAGCGGCACGCGATCGAAGGAAAGCCGGCCGGCGGCGACTGCCGAGACGCGCGCCCAGCCGTTCGCTGCCGCCGTCGCAAACTGGCTGCCGGCCGATGCGCCGCCAATCCTGACCCATTCGCCGACCGAGAGGCCGAGCGTCGTGAAATCGAGCAGGGTCGAGGTCAGGGCGTTGCCGCCCGTCACCGTCGCGACAAGATCGCCGGCGGCACCTGCGAAACCGACGACGCGGGCCGCGGCGCCGACCGGAACCACACCTTCGGCCGTGAAGGTGGCGGCAGGGAAGGTGACAGACGTGCCCGTCGAGGCGGCGACGCGCGCCACCTTGTTGTTGCCCGCGGTCGCGAAGCCGGACAGCAACACCAGCATGCCGGCGACGAACGCCGCGCCGCCGGCGGCTACAGTCAGAGCCGTCGTGCTGACGTCGGAGATCTCCGTATCGGCCGTCACATTGGTGATGACCGGGTTATTCGACCAGGAGCCCTGCAAGGCCTCCTCGAGATCATCATCATTGCTGCGGAACGAGAGCTCGCCGGCAATGTCGCCGCCGGCCTGCTGGCCGACCAAGATGAGGTCAGTCACCTGCCGGTCGCCGCGGATCTCGTCGGAAACTACTGTCTGCGGCGAGGCGGACAACGGCGACGATGTCTGCCGGATCGCCTTGAAGGCAGGGTTGGCCGGGATGACGCCGAAGGTCGTCTCGCGGACCTTCGCGATGGCAACGCGGTTCGTCGACTGAAGGTCGGGCATGAAACGTCTCCGTCAGGATGAGAGAAGATCAGGCGAGGAAATTGGCCTGGTAGGGAACCGCGATGGCGAGCACGAGATAGTTGCCGTCATCGGTGGCGTCGTCGATCACCGGGCTTGAGGGCGACCAGGTCGTGATGCCTGTCAGCCCGGGAATTCCGCCGAAATGCTTGCTGCGGAACAGCGCGGCAAGCTCGTCCGACCATGGCAATGCGTCCGCGCGGCCATTGGTGTCGCGCGGGACGTTCAGCACCAGGCGAAATGCGCCTTCCTCGCGGAACATGTTGTTGCCGGGCGCGCCGATCGTGATCTGGTCCGAACTCGCATAAGGATACTGCACCTCGAGGAAGGCCGATCCATCGAGCGGCGCACTGCCGTCGTCGCTCTGGAAACCACGCACAGGGCAGCGGCTCCAAAAGTCCGCGAGCCGCCCCTCGACGGCGGCAACAACGCCTGCAAGCGGCATCTAGTGGCTCCTGATGAAGATAGCCGGCTGCTTGCGCAACCACTGCGCCGCGTCGCGCTTCCGGCGATGCCGCCGCGCCCAGGCCGCGCCGCGCGCGCTGCCCGCCCAATCATGGATGGCCCCCGTCTGCAGCGCCTCATAGCCAAACGAAATCATGGCTATGTTCCCGAAGCGCTGCCGGGCCAGCACCGCAACGGCCTGATAGACCCCGTCGGGAGCTTGGTTCGACAGGCCGCGGTCGATCTTGCGCGCATAGGGCTGGCTGTTGACGAAGACATACTCGCTCGCCTGCGGAGCCGCTGCGCCGGGCGGTACGACGACGCCGTCGGCGAGAAACAGATGCGACTCGCTGTATTTCCCGGTCTTGCGCGGCGACGCCTCGACGAGGGCCTTGCCGATCCACGCGAAGATGTCCGGCAGAAGCTCGAACTCGAAAATGATCACGCCGTCAGGACGGACCGTCTCGAGCACGGCACCGCGGCGCCCATCAACATATTGCTCGTGCGGCGGCACGAAGCCGAGGGCTGCAGCATTGACTCGCTCGGCTTCGGCGAGATGTGTGCGGGCAAAGCCCGCAAAAGCCGCGCTCTGCGCCTCCGGCGATAGCAGATCGTCGATAATGATCCGCACGTCGCGCTCGATCGGCTCGATCTTGGTCCGGACCGCCATCAACCGCCTGCCGTGATCTCATAGGCGATGAGCACGCCGGCGATACGCCGCTTGTCGTCGTCGACCGCCGTGATGGTGAGCGCGCGCCCGCGCAGGATGACCTTGTCACCCTTCAGCGGCGGGCCAGGCCAATCGCTCGCCTCGATGTCTGCCGCGAGCATCACGATGACACGATTGGACTGCGACACGGCATTGACGAGATCGTCGGGCTTCGCTTGGCTCAGGACACGCGCGCGAATAGGAAGATCCGCGTCAGGATCCGGACGTCGATTGACCCGCCGCAGCGCGACAGGCTCGCCATGCTTGTCGATCTGGCGGCGATACATCGCTAGGGCGGTTTCGGGCGTCACAGATATACCTTGAAGGGCGCTAGCATCGCCTCGGCCGCGCCGCAGAGCGCCTGACCTGAGACCCCCTTGTCGGCGAAGTCGGTTTGCCCCACGCCGTCGACGCGCTCCCGGATCACGAAGCCGTCTGGCGACGACATCGACTGCAGGTGCGAGACTTGAAGAACGATGGCCGTGCGAATGGCCTCTGGCACGTCTTCCGGCTCGCCATAGCCGGCACGAAAGCGCACAGTCACGGCATCTCTGCATGGCCGGATCGACGGCCACGAACGCCCATAGCCGCGCGCCACACGGCCCGGAGATCCGCGCGAGCCAAGAACAACCTGATAGTCGCCGACAGGCATTGTCTGGGTGACGCCGTCAGGGTCGCGATAGGTCACGGCCTCGATCGCCTGCAAAGGCAGCATCGGGATGATGACATCGCCCTCCGGCCATGACGGCAAAACGAGGTTCCAGACCTGGGTGACGAGCGCCCGGCCAAGGACGCCGTCAGGACCGTCGACCTTGCCCGTCACGGCGCCGATCAGCGCTTCGAGCAGATCTTCCGACACGCCGGCGCCAAGGCCGAGCCTCGACCTTGCGTCGGCGGCGGAAATCGGCAGCGCCTCGGGCGGCGTGACCTCAACCAGCATCATGATCAGCCGGTCGCGCCCTGATCGGCGCCGCTCTGGCCAGAGTCGTCACCGCCATTGGCGCCCGCGTCGTCCGCGGAGGCATCGCTTCCGGCCCCAGCCGACGAGGCGCCCGCACCGGACTGGTCATCGGCGCCGGGCGCATCCTTTGCGGGCTTGGCCTTCGCCGACACCTTCTTCGGGTGAAGGCATCCCGCCCGGACGAGCCGGGCAAACTGCTCTTCGGTCGGATCCTCGAAGAGGTCGCCAGGGAAGAGCCGCACGCCGCTGCGCTGATCAACACATTCGGCAATGACTTTGTAAGCCATGATCAACTCCATGAAAGGACGGAGGCGATTGCCTCCGTCAGTGCGCAGGAATGATGGATTAGGCGGGCGGGTTCGACGTCGGACGGAAGCGTCCCGCACCAAGCAGCGCCAGTGCCGAGACGAAGGCGTTGCCCGTATTGTTCGCCGGCGTGATCGTGAGGCGCACATAGCGCTTCGAGCCGAGGTAACCGACCTTCCGGACCTTGTCGTCATCGGAGAAGGTGAAGTTCGCATTGGCGAGGCCGCCAAGGATATTCGCGGCGGGGACCGCCACACCATCCGAGAGATTGGCAGCATCGCCATGGGTCAGGCTGACGGCGAAGGCCGCGTCGGCGTCTGCAAGTGCGCCGATCAAGATCAGGAACGTCAGGCTTTCATAGCCGGCCGTATCGATGATCTGGGAGACGATAGGCGTATTGTCGGCCACCGCGGCGGCCGGGCTGATGGCCCGGACCGGATGGATAGAATTGAGGAGGTCGCGCATCGCGCCGATCCTTTCCAAAGAGGGGAAGGGGAAGTGGGAGCTGCCCAGCACCTGTCCGGGCAGCGCGATCGCGCCGGATCAGGCCGGAACGTCCAAGCCGACGAAGGGCGAGACCTCGTAGCCGTTCTCTTCCTTGATCGGCGCGGTGAGCCAGGGCGACCCGTCGACGTTCCAGAAGATCTTGATGACCGTCTTGTTCGAGGTGAACTTGACGTGCTCGGAAGCCGCGACGAACGGGCCGGAGCCATCCTTGATCAGGTAGTAGGACCAGTCAGCAAGGATGATGTCGCCCTTCGAGCCAAGGGCCGGAGCGCGGTTGTTCCAACGCACCGGATAGCCGAGCAGGGTGCCTGCAAAGCCGTCCTTGGCATTGGCCTGCCAGATATAGTGCCCTTCCGGATCGGTCATCGTCGCAATGTCGACCAGAGCCGACTGCGGCATCGACCAGACAGGCGAACTTACGCCGCGCATCAGCAGGCGCGACGCCATCGTGACCAGGTCGAGATAGGCGACATGGTTGGCGGTGGCGCGATTGATCCAGCGGGTCACGCCGGCATTGATAATGCCCAGCGGCTTGCCGATGCCGGAGCCCTGCAGGAAGGCATAGTCTTCTGCAGCGATGACGCCGGCGCGCATCAGCGACTCGACGAAGCTGTTCGCAGCCTGCCAGTTGCGCAACAGCTTGTCGGTGACGGTGACGAAGCCCGCGATTTCGTGCGGAGTCAGCGTGACCTCGCGGAGCTTGGCATCGGTCTCCGGCTTCTCGCCGCCCTCCTCGATCCAGTTGAAGGTCATGCCGCCGAACATGTTGCCGGGATTGGAGCCCGTCTGATCGAGGGCCGGCATGGTGATGCCCGCATCCGGCGGCGACCCGGCAGGGATGACGTTGGCGCGCGGACGGACGAGCGCATCCTGTGGCGGGACCGACATAAGCGTCTGCCGCAACTGCGGTGGCACCATGAAGCCGCCCTGCGTGTTGGTGTCCATCCGCATCTCGGCAGAGAGATCATCCTCGCCGCGGCCCGCGCTCTCGACGAAGTTGAGGCGCTGATCGTTCGGATTGAAGCGAACAGCGTTCATGAACTCGCCGAAGTTCTCGAAGTCCTTTTTCGCCTCGTTGGGGCGGCGCGGCGCCTCGATGCCAGAACGACGGCCAGCGGCCGGGACAACAGCGTCAAGGGCGGCGTCCGCATCCATCAGCTCATCAAGGCGGGCAATGCGCTTATCGAGAGCGTCCTTTTCGGCCTTGAGGCCGTCATAGGACGTCTGTTCCTCAGCCGAGAGATCACGATTTTCGGCTTCGGTGAGTGCGAGCATGTCTTTCATGCCCTTGACGAGCGCCACGCGCTTTTCGCGGAGCGGCGCCAGTGCGGCAAGCGATGCAACAGACATCGCGTGCGGATCCGCAATCGACGCGATGGCGTGATGCAGCGTCGATCCGTCGATGCCGACCATGACGACAACGGCGACGAGAAGGGCGGCCGTCACCACAGCGAGCAGGCCGGTGTTGCGATATTTTCCCATGTTACCCTCGGGTGAGGCCGGACGAACAACAGCGATCGCTCGCGCCGGCACGCGAACGACCTCCCTGCGAGGGCAGGCGAGTGATGAGATCAGAGATCGAGCGCGCGGCGCTCGCGTTGCGGAGCAAAAGCCTTGCGCTTCGCGACCGGCGCATAAAGCGAGGCGCCGAAGCGCTGCAGCGTCTCCTCGAGCGTTCCGACTCGGTCGGCCATGCCTTCGGCAACCGCAGGCTCGGCGTCGACCATGTCGCCCTGGCCGAAACCGTTGCGCACAGAATTCAGGGCGACGCCACGGTTGCGGGCGACCGTCCGGACGAACATCTCGTAGGCAGTATCGACGCGCGCCTGCATGCGCGCCCGGGTTTCCTCGTCGAGCGGCTCATAGGGGTTGCCCGCCGTCTTGAACTTGCCGGCGCTCACAAGTGTTTTCTTGACGCCCTGCGCTGTCAGTGCGCCGCTGACATCGTTGTGCACGCCAAACACGCCGATCGAACCGACGCTGCCCGAGGGCGTCACAACGACCTCGTCGGCAGCCGATGCGATCCAGTAGGCAGCGCTGGCGGCCGTCGCGTTCACATGCGCAATGATCGGCTTCTGGCCGCGCGCGCTGTAGATCAGGCTCGCAAGCTCGTCGCTGCCACTGACAGCGCCGCCAGGCGAATCCACGTCGATGACGATCGCTTTCGTGCTCCCGTCGCGAACCGCCGCCTGGAACAAGCGACCAAAGCCTTCGGACGAGGTGCCCCCCGAAATATCGTCCATCATCGACATGCGGTTCGCGATGACGCCGCGCAGCGGGAGGATGGCGACGCTGCCCTGCTGGCGCGCGACATCGCGCTCCGTCTGCTTGGTGACCCGCGCTTCGATCTCTTCGGCCGAGAGCTTGCCGCCCGCCGCCTGCAGAGCCAGAAAGTCGAGGATTGCCTGCAGCTTTTCCTCGCGGATCGCCCAGCGCTCCTCGGTGACCGCAAGCAATATGTGAGCATATCTCATGCTGGTTCCTTTGGCGGTGATGGCAACTGCGGCGGCGGCTCGGGCGGGTTGATGGCGCGATCGAGCGGCGTCATGGCGGCTGGCACGAAATGGTGATCGCCGTCCGGGCCGATCCCTTCGAAATCCTCGAGCGCCAGCACCTGGTTGGGCGAGATCGCGCCGACCTGGAACAGTCCGCCATAAAACGCGGCGCGCGCGGCCATGTCGCCCCGCAGAATCGCGTTCATGTTGAACTTCACGAAGAAGCCTTCGCTTCGCTCCTCCTCGGTGAAGAGCTTCCAGTTGAGTTCCTGTTCCCAGGCATCGACCCAGGGGTCGATCGTCTGACGCACGAACCCGATCATCAGTTGCTCGATGCCGGATCCCCATGAAGTGGACTTCTCATGGCTCTGCAGCAGCACAAGCGGCACGTCAAAGATGCGGGCGATCTCGGCAATCTGGAATTCGCGCGACCCAAGAAACTGCGCATCATCCTGGGGGATCGTCGTCGAGACGAATTTCATGCCCTCCTCAAGGATCTTGACCCGGTGCGCATTGTCGAGCCCGCCCTGTCGTTCAAGGCTGGCACCCGCGTCCGTCCGCTCCTCCGGCGCCTTTTTCAGGTTGGCGCGCGCCTCGGTGCCTAGCCTTCCTGGATGCTGGAGGAACCCGCCGCTCTTGGCGTCGTTCGCAAAGAACTTGGAGCCGAACTCCTCCATCGCAAAGGCCAGGCCGAGCGCATTACGCGCATGCCAGATCGGCGATTGACCAACATAGCCATCATGGCTCTGGTCCATCACATGGATGACGTTGCCGGAATCGATATCAAATGTCTCACCAGCAATGTTCGTCCGGTAGAAGAATGCATTCCCCTCGCGCACCGGACGTGTGCGATCTGGGAGAAGAGGCCAGAGACCAACCGACTGACCTCGCTGGTTGCGCTCAATCTCGACATAGCCATTGCCCCACAGGAGCGCGTGACCCTGGACCGTCTTCCGGAGCGTTCGCGACGACATAAATTCGTTCGGCCGCATCGCCAGACCGCGCGCGAGCGGATGCTGCTCGCTCGTGACCTCTTTGGAGCCGCCGTCCTTGTCCCGCTTGAACATCTTGAGCGGAAACCGGGCGATCGGATTGGCGATCCGGTTGACGCAGGCATAGACCACCGGCTGATTGCGGGCATTGTGCTCAGAAACGACCGTGCCCGCCTTCGTCTTGCCGAAGCCGACGGCGCGGACAAACCATCCCGAGTTATCGGCGACCGAACTCGTTTGCCCGAAGATGCTCGCGAGGAACGACATCAGGCGCCCCTAGCCCCAAGCACCGCGCCGGCGAGCAGCAGCGACCCGACAACGATGTATCCAGCCGGCGGGAATATCAGCCAGGCGCCAAAGCCGATGAGACCGACGCCGACGATCGCGACGAGATCGGATACCGAAGGACGGCTCATGTCAGATCTCGACCTCGAGGATGCCACGGGTTTCATAGACGGACGGGCCGCCGATTGCGGCGGGGTTGCGGCTCATAAGGGCCGCAGCGTTGAACGTCGCCATCAGCGGATCAATTTTGCCGGAGCCGGAAATTTGCTTCGTGATCGTGACGGCATTGCCCTTCGGCTCGACACGGGCATTCGCGACCGCCCATGCCATGATCGGCTGCCCGCAATGGACAAACGTGCCGTCGGCAAGCTTGCGCTCCAGCGTCTTGATGGCTCCCGACATCTTCCAACCCTGCGAGATGCCGTGGATCCGCTCGGCGCCCTCGATACCGCGAAGCGCCATGGCGTCGACGATGGCGCCGATACCAACCGGATCGAGGCCGACCTGAGCAAGCTTGCCGGTCTCTTCGATGCTGGCGACCAGGTCGGCGATCTCTTCGATGTCGTCGCCGAGCCGCTTGACGATGACCAGATCGCCTTGCGTCGCGAAATCCTGTAAGCGGGCTGCCTCGGCCTTGCGGCGTTCGAGCGCCACCTCATAAGCCCATGACTTCGACCAATGCAGCCAGCGCTGCGTTTCAGCCTCACGACCGATGACAGCCAGGCCAAACAGATCGTCGAGGCCGCCGCCGTCGATGCCGATCGTCACCACCTCGGCACGATCGAGAAGCTCACTGAGCGTCATCTCGGGCTCGACCGCGGCATCCCAATGATCGACACCAGCCCAGCGATCATTCCGGAGATTGAGCCCGATCTCGATATTGAGATGCTTTGACAGGAACGTTTGCAGCGTGCCGCCGCCTGTCGTTCCTAACTCCTTAACCAACTCGCCTTCGATCCACTCCCGATCGACCGATCGACCGATATTCGGGTTGGTGATGTAGAAGTTCGCGGGCACCAGGTACGCCTTGGCCGCGATCATCGCCTTCGGGAACTCGTAGATCACGCCAAGGCTCTTATTGTCCTCGACGTCGCCATCGCGCACAGCCCGGAAATAATCGAGCTTGGCCTTGAAGACGCCCGCGGGCGGCGTGTCAGACTGCGTCGAGAGATAGATGACGAAGCCCTCTGGACGGGAAACCAGCCCGCCCGTTGCCTCGCGCAGCATCGCGTCGGCGTTCGGCCGCTTTCCGAAGATCCACAGCTCGTCGATCAGGACGAAAGCCGCCTTCTTGCCGCCGACCGTATCGGTGTCGGCCGCCACGACCTTAAGCACCGCGCCGGTTATCCGGTGCGTGATCTGCCGGAAATTATCCTGAATATGCAGAAGAGCGTCGAGCTCGGGATCGGCACGAACCATATCGGCCGCTGGCTTGTAGCTGTTGTTGGCGATCTCGAGCGTCGGCGCCAGGATCAGCAGTTCCGCCGAAAACCGCCAGTTTCGGATGAGCGCCGTCAACATGATCCCGGCGGCAATCGTCGACTTTGAGTTCTTCTTGCTGATCAGCAGGAAGAACTCGCGGATCAGGCGGCGCGCGGTGCCGTGATCATAGGCACCGAAGATCGCCCGGACGAAGTCGAATACCCATTCATCGCAGGCCTCGCCAAAAGTTGGCTGGCCTGGCGCATCGACGATGCGGAGCGACTTGAAGACGGCGAGGGCTGCCTCTGCCTCGTCCGGGAACAGAGGATCGAAGGCGATCAGCGATCGACCCTCGACGATCCGCCGTTCCCAATCGCGACACGCGGTCGACCACTGCATCAGCGGTTATTGTCCACAATCAGTTTGGGCGGCGCTGGCGGCGAGAATTTGCCGCCGACGCTCTCGGCGGCGAGCTTCCGCTCTTCCTTTTTGCCAAGCTTTGGCGGCTTCGGCGCTTTCGGAGCGCCACGGCCACGAACGCGCCCGTCCGCATTCTCGGCGGCGCTGTGATCGATGATGCGGCGGAACTCCTTGAACGCCGCCCCGCTCCGCTCCTCAACACCCATCCAGACGATCATGGCGTAGCGGCTTTCGAGCCGATCGCGCATCTCGTCGCGGAACTTCATTTCGCGAAAATAATGCTTCTTCAGCGTCGGCGGCGTGATCGAAAGGGCATTGGCGATCCGCTCATTCTCCCAGCCCAACGCCAGCAACATCTTGACTTTGTTACGGTTTTCGTTGGTCGGGACATGCGGAGGCCGACCCCTTCCACCGAAGTGGTTAGGAACCGTGTCGCCAAAGAGGTCGAAATTGTCTGCCATGGCAAAAAAATTGTGCGGGTGAGACCCCAAGCGGTTGGAGGCCCCTTGGACCCCCAGACTTTGACCCCACCCCTCCCTCTGGTCAGGCGCGCTGCCGCTCGGCCCTCACGGCCAGCGTCTTGCGCGTGTGGCACGATCCGCAGCGCAGGAGGATGTTGCCCTTGTCGAGAGGCGCGCCGCCGTCCTGAAGCTCTACAACGTGATCAGCGAAGACACGCGATGCGTACCGACTGGCCCGCTTGCACAATGGATCCTGGCATAGAGGACCGCGCTCGGCAGTCACTTCGGCGACCAGAGCGCGCCATGCGGTCGACAGATAGAAGGGATTGGCGACCTTAGGCGGCGGCATCGCCGTGCGCGTGTCGAGCGTCGCGATAGCCGGCTTCAATGTCTGCAGCCGCGGCCGGTTGTGCGTCATACCCCTAGACACACAAATGCCCGGCCTGCATCTCTGCATCCGGGCAATACATTTCCATCGCGAAGAGCGGCTAGGGCCGTCTTCCGGGTGCGAGCAGCGCATTCCTCAAAGCCGAAGCCGAGCGCGACAAGATCTCTCGCAGATCCTGCCTTGAGCGTTACGCGAGAACACCGAGTCGGTCAACGGCGATCGTGATCGGCGCACGCTTGGCCGACCAATCATCGAACCGCAGCTGTGCCGTCACCAGCCCGCCGCGCGTGACGACACCGGCCATGCCGTCATACGGCCCGCCTATGACCGCCACCCGCACGCCCGTCTTGACGATGCGGCGGTCATCGTCGGCGAACATCCCGCGCGCCTCGGCCGACATGATATCGCCGACAACATCATCAGGAACGCACAGCGGATTGATGCCGTTCGCGCCCTTGACGAAGCTATTGACGCCGCGCACGGCCCGCGCCGCGGCCCATGCGTCCGGCGTAGGCGCAAGGTCGACGAACACATAGCCGGGCAGCAGCGGCATCAGGCAGCGCGCATAGCGGCGGCGATGCGGCGCCTTCCGCATGACGGCCTGCTCGGGCACATAGCCCGGCATGCGCGCCTTGCCGAGGTCGGCCAGCACGCGGCGCTCGCATCGCGGCTCAACCGAAAGCACGAACCATTGGCTGCCATTTAGCCCCGGCGCGGCTATCTCGGCCTCGGCCAGAGGCGGCAGCATGTCGACCAGATCGCCAATCCGCCACGTCCTGCCGTTCGTCATCGCCGTTTCATCCCCGTTCCGGCTTGGTCCAAGTGGTCCAAGGTTGATTGAGAGAAAAGAGAGTACCTGGACCATGTTAACCCGTTGATTTTGTTGAGCCGGTCCAAGTGGTCCAAGTGGTCCAGGTAATTTTGAGGTTGCTGGTATTTGTCTCATCGGCGTCTCTTTCCCCCGAGAGCGGGAAGGGGCAATTTTTGGGGCTGTCGCGGCCGCTTCGCGCGCCCGTGAGGCTTTTTACTTGGACCACTTGGACAGCCTGGACCGGCCGTTGATTTCATTGACGAATTTTGGTCCAAGTGACGGCGCGCGGTCCAAGTAACCTTGGACCAAAACGCGGAAAATCGGCTCATGCCGCCTCCTCGTCGCCCATATCCGGCCAGTCGATCTCCTGTCCGACGGCGCGGGTGAGCAAAGCGCGGCAGGTGGCAAGGTCAGGCAGCACGTAAGACCAGGTGCGTCGGCGCACGTTGTGATCGTCCGTCACCCACGGCCGGGTCTTCTGCAGGCCTGGCACGAGCTTGCCGAGCTTGATCGCAAACTGGACCTTCTCGGCCTTGCGCTTGACGCCGATCTTCTCGGCCTGCGCCACATAGTCGTCATAGAGCGTGTCGACCGCGACCTCGGCCTTCCAATCGCCGCCGCCGCGCTTCGTCGAGCCATCCATGAGCCGCTCGAGCCACCAGGCCTCGACCGTGTCGAGCGAGCGGAACTTCTGCTCAAGCAGCGCCGACGTCATCGGGATCTGGCGAAGGTTGACCGTCGAGAGATCGAAGGCGAGCAGGTCGGCGAGCAGCGCCTCGCGCCCGCCATTATCCATCTCCTCCCGCATCTCGCGGAAATAGTCATGGTTCTGCGCACAGCGCGGATGCACGTCGAAGACGGCAAAGCGCCGCTCATCCTTGCCCGCCGGCACGACCCAATCCTCGTTCGACGTCATGATCAGGCGGACAAAGTTCTTCAGCCGAATCGGGTCGATCGACTTCTGTTCGATCATCTGGATCTCGGCCGTGACGAGATCCTTCAGCCGGCCCTCGGCCGCCTTGTCGCCGGCCCAGACCGCTTCCTCGGCCTGCAACAGCAGGCAGCTCGCCATATGGGCGTTGAAGTTGCCGGTGATGTAGCGCGCGTCGCCGACGAGGAAGTAGTGCGAGGCGATCAGCGAGCCCATGAACTCGCCGACGATCGTCTTGCCGGCGCCCATGCGCCCGCGCACGACAAGCGCCGTGCCGATCCGCTCGCGCGGCCGCTGCATCATGTGCGCGAACCAGCCGAACAGCCATCGGAACAGCTCGGCGTCGCCATGGCAGATATTGTTGCGCATATGGTCGAGCAGCACGTCATAGCCGTGCGGCTTGGCCTTCGGCGTCACGCTGAAGCCGCGATAGAGGTTCAAATAACCGGGCGTCGATAGGGCGCCATCGGGATTCGGAAAGAACTCGATCCCGTCGAAGGTCCGCCGCTTGGTATGCGTGCGCCAACGATCGGCCCATGTGACCGTCTTGACCTTGTCTCCCGACATGATCTGCGTCCTTTTGTTGAGAAACTTCTCCCTGAACGCGTCGATCGACAAAATGCGCACCCGATCCTCGATCGGCCCGACGTTCTGCTCGCGAATGACGACGGCCTTCGATCCCATCAGGACCAGGGCGAAGTTGTCGTTCATCCAGTCGATATCGAAGCCCCAGGCCTGCGGCTCGGTCGGCTTACCGCCGTCGCCCTCCTCGGGCTGGATCTCGTCAAGCGCTTCCACCCCTTCAAACCCGGTCTCTTCCGAAAGGGGTTCACCAAGGGAATCGGCTTCCCCGCCCCCGACAATCGCTGCCACCGTCTCGACATCGCCGGGGTCCGTCTCTGCGGGGCTTCTGGTCATGCTGTTCTCCGCAGGACATCATTGAAATCATGGCCGGACGGCGCGAAGGCGATGCGGATCCGCCGCCCGGCGCGCTTCCAGCGGGCAGAGGCCCGCGCCAGGTGCTGCTCGGTCGTGAAGCGGTCGCTGTCGCCATCGCCAAGGATGATCACCTCGTCGATCGCCTCTGGCGGCATCAGCCCCGGCCGCCCGTCGCTGTCCTCGGCCGGGATAGGGCCGGGCACCTTGACCCGCCGCCGGCGGCCGAGCTTGTCGGTTGTGGCGAGCGTCGGATGCGGGATGGTCTCGCTTGCCCGCCCGCCGAGATTGCCGAGCGAAACCGCCGACCAATAGAGCGTCGCCGCGTCATAGCCGCCGCCATGCACATGCTGCATGGCATGGCGGACGGAGAGCACGGTCTCGATCCCCTCGCCAATGACGAGGCGACAGGGCGCCAGCGGCTTCGAGAGCGGAATATGCCCGCCGCGCATCGAGCCGCGCACCTTCTTGGCCGGCAGCACCTCGCCGGTCGCCGGGTCGACGATCTCGGCCTTGCCGAAGGTGACCGGGTCGATCCAGGTCAGATGCGCGCCGCTGAAGGTGCCGGCGCCATCGACGATGGCCGCGATCATCGCCGGGCCGCGCCAGATCTCGCTGCCGCCCTCGAAATAGGGCTGCGAGTCGATCACCTTCAGCGCCACGCCGCGCATCAGTGGCAGGCGTCGCCGCTCGAGATAGCGGTCGACGGGCGAGCCATCGGTCACAGCGGCAGCAGCGGTCCAAAGCCGCCACATCCGCGCCCGTTCTTCCTCGCGATAGTCGCGCTCGCCGCGTTCCCGCTCGGCCTCGGCGGCAAGCCGCAGTGCTTCGCGCCGCGCCAGCTCTTCCGGGTCCGGCCCGCGGCTTTCGCCCTTCGGCGGCGGTCTGCCGGTCAAGGTCTCGCAAGCGCCAAGGAAATCCGTCGCATCGAGATATTCGACCAAGGCGATGACGTCGCCCGCGACGCCGCCCTGGCGGCACATGAAGACGCCCTTGCGCAAATTGACGGAGAAGCGATCCCGTCCGCCGCAGACAGGGCAGGGGCCGACCAGCTCGCTTCCGTGTCGCATCAGCTTCAGGCCGCGGCGGGAAACCTCGGTGTCGATCGAGACGGCGCGCGCCTCCTCGACAAAGGCCCGCATGGCATCGGAGATGGTCATGACGCTGCCTTGACGCGATAAAGCCGCGCCTTCAGGTTCCGCAGCGCAGCGATCTTCCTGTCACAGTGGCGCACGTCATCGGCGCGGCCCTGGGCCTTCGCCTTGAACCGTGATGACCGATACGAGTCCTCCCAAACCCAGACGCTCTCTTGCAGGAGAGCGAGTTCGGAATCTGACAACGCGATCGCGATCGGGCGTTTGACGGTCACTCCGCTGCCTCCGGCTGGTCGAAAAGCGTCCCGGCCATGTCGGCGGCGCGGCCGCGCGCCTTCGTGCTCTCGGCCTTGCGGGTCGCCGGGCCGGCGGTGGCGAGATCCATCCGCCGCGCGATGTCGGCCTGGTATTCGGCCTCGCGCTCGATCAGCACGGCGAAAAAGCCCTCGCGCCAGGCCGCCTCGCCGGTCGTGCCGCTGCCGGCGAAGGGATCGAGCACCGTGCCGCCCGGCGGCGTCACCAGCCGGCAAAGCCATTGCATCAGGTCGACAGGCTTGACGGTCGGATGCTTGGAGCCGATCCGGTCATGCGCGTCCGCCTTGGCCGAATAGAAAAACCGGGCAGCCGAGCCACCAGCGTCGTCGTGCCCCATGACGACTTGCGCCTGGCCTCCAAAGTCGCCAAGCACCCCGGTGCGCTTTCCGGTGCGCTGCACGCTGCCGCCCGACTCCGGGAACGCCGCAAGCACCTCATCGCTGCCGTCATGCAGGATGTTCGCCGGCCAGCGGCCATGATCGACCGGCTTGCCGCCACCGACGCACGTGCCTTTGCGCCAGTTCTCCCGACTGACATCGCCAGCGGCGCGCTCGAAACTGACAAGTCGATCGCCATCGCCAACCGGGATTCTGCATCCGTCGATGTTCAACCCGCCGCAGCCATGCGCAAGCACGGTCTCGGCGACGGTGCCGACAAGCGCCTTGCGCGCCAGCACGATCGGTTCCCAGGCCGGCTTGAGCGCTGTGCCCCAGCCTTCCCAAGCCTTCGCGTCGTCAAGCACAGCCGAGCCCTTCTCGGTGCGCTCGTATTCCTGCCCCTTTGCACTCGACTGGAAAGGTATCGGCATCCCGCGCTTGCCGCGGTAATGCCCCCCCCCTCTTGTCGATCGCCTTGGCAATGTCGTGCGATTTGGGAAATCCCGCGCCGTAACACCACGCCAACTGATCGCGGATCTCAAATCCGGCATCCTCGATCGCGCAGGCGAGCCGGTGATAGGAGCGCGTGCCGCCGAAGGCCACGACATGGCCGCCGGGCTTCAGCACGCGCAGCACCTCGGCCCAGAATTCCTCCGCAAACGCCGTCTCGCCGGTGTCCCAGGCCTTGCCCATGAAGCCCGCCGAGGCGCGGGCATAGGCGCCCGTCTTGCCGGGCTTCGAGGGCGCGGCGCCTTCCTTGCCGAATCGCTTGCCGATCGAGACAAGCGCATAGGGCGGATCAGTGACGACGCTGTCGATCGAGGCATCGGGAATGCGCCGGATCATCTCGCGGCAATCGCCGGGATGGAGCGTCACGCGGCCACCGAGGAAAAGGCGCGGCTCGCTCATGGCAACACCGCCTGCTCGATCTTGCGCAGCTTGGCCCGCGTCCGGTCCATGTCTTCGGTAATGCCCCGGAAGACATCGACAACGCGGGCGCCCTCGGCAGAGAGCCGCTTGTCGGCCGCGCTGATCGCAAGCACGGTCTCATTGTGCTGGCGCTGCGCGGCCATGAACCGTTCCTCGGCCTTGTCCAAGATCCTGCGACACTCCTCGAGCAGCGCCAGAATCTCCGGATTGGCCTTCAGCGGCCCGAACATCTGTTCGCGGACCTCGCTCACCCAGGCGAGGGGACACCCAAGATCCTGCGAAACGCGCTTGTCGGTCCAGCCCACGACATAGCCGCCGGCGCCGTCGTCATAGACGTCGCCGAGCTTGACGAAGATCAGCCGGCGATCGTCGGGCGTAATGCTGCGCGGTGCGGTGGCAGGAAGCGCTGCAATCGCCGCGATGCTGTTCGGGGATTTGATCTCCGGCATGGCCGGCTCCTCCATCGTCTCGGAGATTTTCGCGGCGGCGACACAGTCCGGGCAGCGTTCGCTGAAGGCGGCGATGCCGAGTTCCCAGCCCTTGGCCCGGAACATGCGATTGATGGCCTCAGGCGGCATGCCGCGCCCGGTGGCACCGCGGCTCGGCACATGGCCCCGTGCACCGCAATTGCCGCAGATCCGCTCGGCGACGCTGCGCCGCTTTCCGTCGTCGCCCGCAAGCGAGACGACCTTGATGTCGGCCGCGCGCGTCACAGCGCACCCCGCCGCGTGCTGGTATGCCCGCCATCGGCCATGTCGCGCGGCAACGGCGGCGGCCCGAGCCGCACAGGCTTGCCCGGCGCCGAGGCGCGCGATCGATGTGCTTCGCAGTAGATGTCGAGGATCTTGCCGCCCTCGCCCTCGCATATCACCCTCGCAGGCGCTGCGCAGACGAGCCGCTCGGAGGGCGGCAGATCGGCGACCGGCACGCTGCCCCACAGCGGCCAGTGGCATTGCCCGCCGATCGCGTCATCGATTGGAATAGCCCCCGACCGCGTAGGCTCGGCCTCAACGAGGTCAAGCCGAGGCGGCAGCGGCGCGGCCGCCGGCTTGCCGAAGAAGCCGAAATTGTTCGCCGGCTTCCGCCCCTTCGGCGGCCCATGCCGGCGCCCGGCGCGGCCCTTGTCGCCAGCGGGATCGACAAGCGCGCGAACCGCCGCCGGCTGCCCCGCCTTCACGGCCTTCGGCTCCGTGCGCGGCTTGCCGCCCGGCCCGCCGTCAGGCGCCCGCGCCTCGAGCTTCAGCCGGTGCACCTTGCCGAGCACGGCGTTGCGGCTGCAATGGAGCGCGATGCCGATCATCGTTGCCGTGTCGCCCCGCGCCCATAGCCGCCGCAGATCCCGTTCCGTCTCTGGTGTCCAGGCCATCAGCGGTTCCCCCGCGCGGCGACACGGGCGAGCCGGCGCTCGGTGCGCGTGATCGTCTGCTTGTGCTTGCTGATCTCGCTGAGCACGACCCGCGCCTCGGCGGGCGTGACGCTGCGGTCGGACATCGCTTCGCCAAGCGCCGATTTCATCTCGGCGCCGGTGCGCGCAAGGCCGATCAGGTCATCGACGAAATCGGCCGCGTTCGCATCGCTCGGCCCGTCGCCGACGACGGGGACAACCTGATGCGACGCCATCTCGGCCAGCATCGCCGCAAAGCTGATGTCCTGCGTCTTGAAGGCGATGGCGGCGATCGCCCAGATCGGCATCAGGTCGGGATGGTGATCGAGCTTCCATTTCGAAATCTGGCCGCGCGAGGCGCCGGTCAGCGCCTCGACCTCCGCGTCGCCGCCCGCCGCGAGAACCATGGCGCGCGTCGTGGCCTTGATCTGGGTGATGAGCCCGACAGGCAAAGCAGGCTTGTCCACGAAAAACGCTCCATGGTTTTTTCGGTGCGAAAACAAACGGGGAATGCGACGGTCTGGGCGTCAGATCACGGCGGCCCGCGCAGATGTCGGCCGCTCGTCATGGTCCACCCACAAGCGAAGGCGCCGCGCCATGCCCCGAATGCCGAATGTCTGCCCGGCCTGCGGCCAGAAGCGCACCGAGTTCCTCATGAAGAAGCTGAACCAGGTGCAGGATGATTGCCCCGTCTGCCGGGCGAATTTCGATGTTGAGGCAAGCGACACGGAAGGCGTTCGCGCCCGAGCCGAAGAAGCGCTTCAGCGCCTCGGCGAGATCCTGACGCCAGGCCGCAAGCTGCACTAAGGCCATGAGCATGTCGCCAGCCGCCGTGTCGTCGAGCCGCGCCGAGACATCCCAGGTGATTGCGACGGGCGCGCTCATTCGGCGGCCTCCGTCCTCACGAGGAAATCCTCATATGAAACCGCGCCGCCGGTCGCGATGCGAATCGCCTCGATCACCTCGAGCGGCGGCCGCAATTCGCCCGTGCGATAGCGGGTGACGACAGAACGTTCTTTGCCGATCACGGCAGCAAAAGCCCGATCCGTCAGTTTCTGATCCGCGAGATAGCTGGCGAGTTTCATGGGCGCAAATGTGTGTCAGACACACGGTGTGTGTCAAGCACCTTGTGCGCCGGGTGCCATTGTGCGCCGACCGCACAAAGTTACAAAGTTGAATTATGGCTCCATTTCCAAAACCTACGCGCGAACGCCAACGTCACTTCCTTCGGGAGTGGCGGAAATATCGTGGCTTGACGCAGGAACAGCTCGTCGAGCGCATCGACATGTCGCGCGAGAATTACAGCCGCGTCGAGCGCGGACTGATCCCCTACAATCAGGATCTGCTCGAGCAACTGGCCGAAGCGCTTGCATGCGAACCAGCTGACCTTTTGATGCGCGATCCGAAAAGCCCGGTCTGGTCGATCTATGACACGCTGCGCGCAATCCCCGAAGAACAGCAGAAAATTGCCCTGACCATGCTCCAGGCGCTGCGCAAGGCAGGCTGATTTACAGATTTCCTTTGAAACGGATCAAATTTGTGCGTCAATGTGGGACAGCGGGCAAAATACTGTAAATAAACAGGGGAGTGAAATGTCTAAACGCAAGGTGCAGGGACGCACTAGCAAGCATGAATTCGACCAGAGATTGCGTCATACCGCCGTCTGCATCGCCGCACTTCTGCCGACCGATCCCGATGAGGTGGATCGTGTTCTAACCTACGTCCAGACAATCAGGTTGTTCTGCAGCGGAGGAAAGCATCCTGTAGCTGCAAACCATGACGTTATTCCGTTCCCCACTCCTGGCTAATAGCGTCGCGTCCATCGTGAAATGAAACCAAGCCCGCCTCTGCGGGCTTTGTTTTGTTTGCCAATGTGTGTGTAGCGCACTTTTCGCTTGACATGAAATGTGTATCAAGCGCACTTTCTCCCCATCGACGCGGTCGGTGGGCATCTAAATCAGCAGCGCCGACCAGCCCACGGATCGCGTCGAGCCCTTTCACCCTTAGGCTCGATGGAGGCTGGCATGCGCCACAGCATTCTCATGAAAGACCCATTCGCCGGCGGCCGCATGCCGCCGCGCCTCCCCGTGCTGACGCCGGTCGAAAAGGCCCGCATGTCCGGCACCAAGGCGCTTGTCGACCTGATGGCTGCGACCATGGTCGAGCGTCGCTCCGCGCTGAATGGCGGATGCACCGAAGATGACCTCCTGATGGCCGGCTTCAAGCAGGCCGAGATCGACGCCCACAAGATGGCCGCGCGCCAGATGGCGATGCGCCAGGTGAACGAGGCGGCCTAGCTCCTCCCTAGACCGTCTCGCAGTCGCCGCCAGCGACCTCCTCCCCGCTGGCGGCGATCACCGGACGATCGGTTCCGACAGGAGCAAGCCATGGACGATACGAAGGCAAAAGAGAGCGTCGATATGCAGGCCACCGATGGCGGCAGGACGCATCGCCGGCTTTCCGAGACAGCCCTCAATGCAATTTACGGGCGGATGAACGTGCTTGGAGCGCGCACCAATGTGGTGGCGATGGAGATCGAGCAGACGATCGACAAGCTCACCGACTTGCATGTCGAGCGTACGAGCATTCGCCGCGATCTCGAAGCCCTCGGCGCCGACCTGACGAAGTTCTGACCCCAGACCGTCTCGCAGTCGCCGCCGCGCCAGCAGCGGCGATCACCGGACGATCGGAGATCCCCATCATGCCCCGAACCTGCCTCGACATCGCGCGCGATCACGGCCTGCTGCCGGTGCTGATGTCTCTGCACATCACCGAGATCGTCACGGCCGAGCCGCGCATCCTCGCCGACGACGCCTCGCTCGGCGCCCGCCTGCTGTCGCTCGGCTATTCCAAGGGCGAAATCGACATGCGCCTCTTCGCCTCGTCGCAAGGCACCACGACGGCGAGGGCGGCATGAGCGCGATCCGCCGCCTCGACAATCACAGTATTATGGACGTCGCGCTAAGCTTGCTTGCCACGCTTCGCACCGAGATCGAGCGGCGGGACGCAACGGAGGCAGATGCGTTTTCCGCTATAAGCATCCTCACAGTTTCGATGTTTGCGGCCATGGAAGATTCCAACGGCTTTGACAGGCGCGATACTGCCGCGTTGCTCGACACTTTCACGCTCGACCTGGTCAATCTCCTTGCTGCCCGGCCGGTGCGGCCATGACAGCCGCGCTCTCTTACCTCCTGATCGCGCTGCTGATCGCAGGCGGCGCGCTGCTCGCGACATCCGGCCCAGCGCTCAGGCCCGGCCACGCCAGCACGCTCTATTGGCTCGGCCTCGCCACCACGGCCGCCTCGCTCGCCCTCGTCGCAACCGCTCTCATCGGGAGGCCCGCATGAAGGGGTCCGGAGATTTCAGTATTGGCAGTGCCGTCTGGCCCGGCATTTCCAAGCTCACGGAAGAATGCGGCGAGGTCATGCAAGTCTGCGGAAAGCTCGTCGGGTCGCACGGCGAGGTGATTCACTTCGACGGCTCCGACCTGCGAAAGCGGATGCAGGAGGAATTGGCAGATTTATTGGCCGCGATCGAGTTCGTGGTCGCTGTCAACCCACTTGACTACGACGCGATCGCTGCCCGCCGCGATGAGAAGCTCAAGCTGTTCCATGCATGGCATGACGCAGACATCGCCAAGGAGGAGCAAAAGCCATGACAGCCCTTCCGACCCGTTCCGGGTTGATCTTCAATCTCGCGCGCCCGGCCGCTGAGAGCGTCAACATCGCCGCTGATATTTCCGTGGCACTTTCTCTTGCCAAACGCTTCAGCGGGCAGGCTGGGGCGGCGGATATCGGCTATTCCGTCGCTCAACACTGCTGCCTTGGCGCCGATGTTCTGGCAGCCGAAACCGGCGACGCCGCGCTCGCCTTTCATTTCCTCATGCACGACGCGCATGAGGCTTACTGCGGCGACCTGACGACGCCGCTTGTCTCAGCGGTGGATGCCGTCGCCGAGGAAATCAGCTTCGGAAAGTCAAAAGGCTTGATGCGAGACGCCATCCGCGTGCTGAAGGCGCGGATTGACGGAGCCATTTTCTCATCCATCGGCGTGACTTATCCGCCATCCCCCGAGATCTCTGCTGCGGTGCGCGAGATGGACCGACGCATGCTTCATTATGAGTGTGTCCGGCTCTTGCCGACATCGGGCTTTCGGCTGGATGGCGGAGCGCCACCCCCGAAGCCGATCGAAGGCCTCGCCCCTCTTATTTGCTGGACAGCCGCCGATGCCGCGCAATCGTGGCGGTTGCGCTTCCTGGCATGGCTTGATGCGGCGGCGGTGAAATCATGAGCCTCGCCGCCGCGCTGCTCTATCGCCTCGTCCTGATGCTGTTTGTCGCTGGCGTCGGCGCGCTCATCGGCTCGATCGTCGCCGCGCTGTCGCTCGCCTTCCTCGACCCGAACCTCGTTTTTGAAGGCGGCATCGCTGCCGTCAGTGCCGTGGGGCAGTTCATCGCCATCGCCGGCGCCGCGATCGGCGCGCTCGCCGGCCTCGTCATCCTGCATCAACAGTGAAGGGAGCGGCCTATGGCCCGACCAATCCGTAAGCTCGACAAGATCCTCGGCCTGCTCAGCCGCGGCAAGTTCATGGAAAAGTGCGACGAGAAGCTCGCCGAGGCGATCACGACGCTGGAAAACCTGCCCGAAGAGAAGGGCGAGGCGACGCTGACGATCGAGATCAAGGTCAAGTATCAGGCGGGCCGCGTCGACATCGTCCCGGCGGCCAAGCTGAAACTCCCCGCCGACAAGGCATTCAACGCAACGCCCTTCTGGACGGCGGAAGGCGGCCTTTCGGTCGAGCATCCGAGCCAGTCCGACATGTTCCCGCGCGACGCCTCGGCCTCGGCCGACGAGCGCGAAACCGCCTGACGGCGACCCTTCTCCCTTCCTGAAACCGGAGCCTGACCCATGGCCGACAAGCCGCTCTTGAATGATATCCCGCAAGCCGGCGCCGCCGGCCTGATCGCCGATCTCGCCCGCACCGCGAGCACGCCAGTGCTCATCGAGATCAAGACCGATGGTCTCGGCGAAGGCTTGCCGCCGATCGTCCCCGCGCTCTGGGATCATACCAACCAGCGCGTGATTGACGTGCAGGCCACGCTCAACGCCGCCCGGCAGGCGCCGGCGCGCCGCAAGGGCACCGCCAAGGTCGATACGCTGCAGAGCTTCATCGACCTGATCGAGCGGCACAAGGATGAGCGCAGCGCCATCTTCGCCGCCACCATCGGCCGCGAGCCGAAGCTCACCGCCGTACTCGATTACAACACCGGCAAGGCGCCCTTCTGGGGCGAACATCGCATTGTCTATTCCTTCCCGCTCACCGACGAGCTGAAGATCTGGATCGACAACAACAAGCGGGCGATGGAACAGGCGGAATTCGCCACCTTCCTCGAGGAGCACGCCGCCGAGCTGTCGGCACCCTTCGATGCCGAGAGGGTCGAATACGAGCAACTGTTCCGCCGCAAGATCGCGACCCCGTCCGAAGTGCTGGCGCTATCCCGATCGCTCGAAGTGTTCGTCAACGCCAAGGTCAAGCAGGCCAATAACCTGCAGACCGGCGAGCGCGTGCTCGAATTTGCCGATGAGCATGTCAACGCCAAGGGTGAGCCCGTCGATATTCCCGGCATCTTCATGATTCAGATGCGCGCCTTCGTCAGCGGCGATCCGATCCGCATTCCCGTCCGGCTCAACTACCGCCTCAAGGGTGGCATCGTCTGGTTTTACGAGCTCTATCGTTGGGAAGAATGGCTGCGCGTCGAGGTGCGGCAGGCGCTGAAACAGGCCGGCGACGACACCGGGCTGCCGGTCTTCGAAGGCAGCCCCGAACCGCAGTCCTGATCATCAGCCGGGCGGCGCCCGTCGCCGCCCGCTTTCCCCTTCGGTCCCGAGGACGCCATGCAGATTTCCCTTCCGCGCTCCGCGCTGTTCGCCGCCCTCGGCCAGGTCAAGGCCGTCGTCGAGAAGCGCAACACGATCCCGATTCTCTCCAATGTCCTGCTGCGCGCCGAGAAGGACAGCTTCACGGTCGTCGCCACCGATCTCGACATCGAGATCAAGGTGCGCATCGAGGGCGTGACGCCTGAGAAGGCAGGCGCGACGACAGTCGAGGCGCATCTGCTGTTCGATATCGTCCGCAAGTTTTCCGACAAGGCCGTGATCAGCCTCGCCACCGCGCCCGACGGCCAGAAACTGCGTGTCGCGGCCGAGCGCTCTGAATTTCATCTGCAGATGCTGCCCGAAAGCGACTATCCCTCGATCACCGTCGCGCCGATGCCGGACGGATGGCTGCTGCCGGCCGCGACGCTGGCGCGCATCATCGCGAAAACCGAATTCGCGATCTCCAGCGAGGAGACGCGCTACTACCTCTGCGGCATCTATTGGCATGTCCGCGGTGGCGCCGATGGCCCAATGCTCTGTGCTGTCGCGACGGACGGCCACCGCCTCGCCAAGGTCGAAATAACAGCGCCTCCGGGAACGGAAGGCATGCCCGGCGTCATCGTGCCGACCAAGACGGTTAGCCGCCTGCGCGAGATGGCGAAGGGCTTTGAGGGCGACATCACCTTCGAAGTCTCGGACACCAAGATCCGCGCGACGGCCGGCGGAACGGTGCTGACATCGAAGCTCATCGACGCGACCTATCCGGATTATGCCCGCGTCATGCCGCGCGGCAATGATCGCCTGTTGACCGCCGATCGGCCGAGCCTCGCCGCCGCGCTCGATCGCGTCTCGACCCTGTCGAGCGACAAGGGCAGGGCGGTCGTGCTCGAGCTGGAGGCTGGCACGGCACGCCTCGCGGTCAACAATGCCGATCACGGCACGGCCGAGGAAACGCTCGACGTCACCTATGAGGCCGAGCCGCTGCGCATCGGCTTCAACTCACGCTATCTGGCCGACGTGCTCGACTGCATCGCCTGCGACCAGGTGCAGATCCGCCTAGGCGACGCCGGCAACCCGGCCCTCATCACCAACCCGCTCGACCCTTCCGTCGAGCTGGTCATCATGCCGATGAGGGTGTGAGCGATGAGCAAGATCGAATGGACCGAAGCGACGTGGAATCCGATCGTCGGCTGCTCCATCGTCTCGCCCGGCTGCACGCACTGCTACGCGATGCGGATGGCTGCGCGCATCGAGGCCATGGGCAACACCGCGCATTACGACGGCACGACGCAATCGAGCAAGGCCGGCGCCGTCTGGACAGGCAAGGTCGCCTTGGCGCCGGATCATATCCTGATCGAGCCGCTGCACCGGAAGAAGCCGACCACCTATTTCGTCAACTCCATGGGCGATCTCTTTCATGAGAGCGTGCCCGATGAGTGGGTCGACCGCATCTTCGCCATCATGGCTCTGGCGCCGCAGCACACGTTTCAGGTGCTGACCAAGCGTTCGGCGCGGATGCGGGCCTATTTCGCGAGCGATGTTGGCGGCCTTGGGCGCCGGGTAGGCATTGATCTCGCTTCAGCCAACATGGTCATGGAGGGGGTGATCCCGCCGTGCCGCGCGATCAGGTTGCCTCTGCCCAATGTCTGGCTTGGCATCTCGGCCGAGGATCAGCGCCGCGCCGATGAGCGCGTTCCGGATCTTCTGGCGACGCCGGCGGCCGTGCGGTTCGTCTCGGCCGAGCCGTTGCTCGGGGGAATCGACTTCACGAGCATTCCCGATGGCGTGGTGGACGGCATCCCGATCGCGTTCAACGCGCTGTCGAGTGTGTACGATGTTGCCCCGCACATCGACTGGATCATCGTCGGCGGCGAGAGCGGCCCCGGCGCGCGGCCGACGCATCCCGATTGGGCGCGGTCGATCCGCGATCAATGCGCCGCGGCCGACGTGCCGTTCTTCTTCAAGCAGTGGGGCGAGTTTCGCATTGTCCCGGCGAAGGATGGATCGGAGACATGGCCTGCACCATGGTTTGGATCGACTCCACCGCGCTCTGGCGATCTCGCCCGAATGACGCGTGTCGGCAAGAAGCGCGCCGGCCGCCTTCTCGACGGCATCGAGCACAACGCAATGCCTAAAATGATGGTGGCAGCATGAGCGGCAGCGTCAACAAGGTCATCCTCGTCGGCCATCTCGGCCGCGATCCCGAGGTGCGCCGCAATCAGGCCGGCGATCCGATTGTCAATCTCAGCCTCGCGACGTCCGAGCGGTGGACCGACAAGGCCACCAGTGAGCGCAAGGAGCGCACCGAGTGGCATCGCATCGTCATCTTCAATGAAGGGCTCGCCAAGGTCGCTGAGCAATATCTGAAGAAGGGATCCTCGGTTTATGTCGAGGGCGAGCTGCGCACCCGCAAATGGACCGATCAGGCCGGCGTCGAGAAATATTCGACCGAGATCGTGCTCGCACGGTTCCGCGGGCAGTTGACCCTGCTCGATCGCAGCGAGCGCGCCCCGACGCCGGATGAACAGAGCTACGGCACGACCCGCTCGGCCGCCAGCCAGCCGGCCCCATCCTCCTACAGCGCGGATCTTGACGATGACATCCCGTTCTAGCGACCGCATCGGCGCGCTCGCCCGCCGCCGCGCCCGCCTGACGGCGGATTATGACAAGGCCCGGCGCCAGCATCGCGGCGCAGGCAAGACGGCCGCCAAGCTGCGCCAGGCGACGCATGCACAGCTCGCGGCCGAGATCAACCTCGCCCGCGCCGCACCGCTGAAGCGCCACCGGACCAGCCGCGCCGCGGCCGAGCCCGATATGTTCCAGGAGGCAGGGGAATGAGCAGCGATATTGCGGCGCCTGATCGTATTGCCGATCTTGAGGACCGGCTTAGGGCGATGACGATAGAGCGAAACGAGTGGGAAAATCGCTATTTCGCGCTCGCCTATGAGCGGATTCCCGCGCGCAACAACACGTCCGAACGCGCGCAGGAACTGCTCGAGGCGAACAACCGCTATCTGCAGCGCGCCCGCGATTCGGAAGACCTCGTCGACGAGATGTTGGCCGCGCTGAAAAGCCTTGGACCAATCCTCGACGAGATCCACGACAAATGGGACCAGGGCATGAAGTCGGGCAACCTGCTGATTGCCCTGCTCGATCCGACGCTCGGATATCGCAGCGACATCAGCGCAATTCACGCCGTCATCGAGAAGGCCAAACAGGCCAAGGCATCCCCATGAGCACGGCCGAGATTGCGAAGGCCGCCCGCGCGCTGCTCGACGCAGTCACATTCGATGACAGCGGATCGAACGGCCGCGGCGGCAATGGAGGCCTGATCTCGCGCGAGACAATGCGCAAGGCCGATGAGCTGCGCCTCGTTCTAGACGCTGCCGACCGACAGGAGAAAGCCCTATGACCGGCCCAGGCGAAATCCTGACGATCGAGGAGGCTGCCGCCCGGTTGCGCATGAGCCGCCGGGCGTTTCAGGATCTCATCCGCGTTCACCCGTTCTATGCGTCCAACGGGCGGCGTAAGCTCTTCTCCGAATCCGATATCGCGTCTCTCTGGGAGGCCATGCGTTGCCCCTCGACATCGTCGCCCGAAAGGGCAGTCCATACTGGTACCTCCGCGGCACCGTCCGAGGCAAAGCTGTATATGAAACTACAGGCACACGCGACCGCGCGGCAGCGGAAGCGATCCGCATCACCACGGAAAAAGACATCCTCGACCGTAGTGTCTATGGAGACCGCGCGGTCGCGACCTTCATAGAGGCCGCCAATGCCTATCTTGATACTGGGCGTTCCATGCGCTTCGTCGGCGAGCGCGACGCGGCGACGGGCAAATGGTCCGGGCTGATCGGACATTTCGGCAGCAAGCGACTCGCGACGATCACGCAGGCCGATCTCGACAACGCCGCCCGCAAGCTGGTGAGTGCCGACGCAAAGCCCGAGACCCGCAATCGTCAGGTTTATACGCCCTTCATCGCCATCTGGCGCGACGCCGCCAAGCGAGGGCTCTGCGATCCGCGCGAATGGATACGGCCGAAAATGACGGCGCCGCCGCGCGATCGATGGGCGACGAAGCAGGAGGTCGAGCGGATGGTCGGCGCCGCCTCGCCGCATTTGGCGCCGCTCGTCACCTTCCTCGCGCTTACCGGCGCCCGCATGGCCGAAGCGCTCGAGCTCGAATGGGCCGATGTCGACCTGTCGGCAGGATGGTGCGTCTTCCGCATCACCAAACGCGGCGAGCCGCGCGGCGTGCCGCTGCATCCATCAGCGATCGTCGCCCTGGCGAATCTCTCGCATCGCGAAGGCCGTGTCTTCCGCACGCATAAGGGCGAACCCTATTACGACGCCGAGCGCCTCGCCGGCGGCCAGACGAAAACCGCATGGCGCGGCATGTGCAAGCGGGCGAAGGTCGTCGGCGTCACGCCGCACACCCTGCGGCATACCTTCTCAACATGGCTCACGGTCGCCGGTGTGAGCGAGCGCGTCCGCGACGAGTTGATGGGCCATGCATCGGCGAGCATAGGTCGCCGCTATGCCCATGTGCCCCGCGAAGAGATGATTTCGGCGGTGCACAAGCTTCCGCACCTCGCGACAAAATCCGTGCATAGTCGCCCGATCGTAAAGCGAAAGAAGAGCATAAACAAAGCCGTAGCATAG